TTATCATTTGAAGAAATATTAGAAAGAAAAAATCAATTAGTAACAAAAGGTATAAATAAATCTAGTAAAGTAAAAGATTGTTCTAATTGTAAATACTCTGTTGCTTGTGCTAGCAGATTAATATTTGAAGCCCAAGAAACTTTGGGTATTGATGGATGTGTATTAAATAAAGATATACTTGATTATTATAATCCATTTGATTTTACATGGAATGACGACGCAATGGAAATATTAGGAGAGGCTTCATGATTGGACAGAGTTTATATTATTTAAATAATAAGAAATATATTACAAATACAACAAATATAGGAACTGTTGTTTTTGAATTAAATTCTTTTTATCATACAGGTGATGCTCGTGATATCTTAGTAGTTAATTCTAGTAATACCGAAGTATCAATTATTAATGATGAATATACAACCTTAGCAGAAAGTATAAGAACTGGTGCTGGTGATTATATAGCGTTTAGTGAATTTACAGATGTTGCTAACTCTGCATTTCTACAAAATAGTGATAAGTATATCATTGCATTTACTGATGAAAGTGATATGCTTAACGTATTTTCTCGTTACACTGCTGGCTTATTAGATGCTTCTGGCTTTTATGAAAACTCAAATACATCTATAAATGAAATTACAGCTGATTTTATAGAAGCAATTGTAGAATCAGACTTGGTGCTATCATTTATGAGTGATTCAACTATTTTAAATGACGCAAGACAACATTGTTTAGATACACTAGCAGATTCTGATACTCCAGCTTTTGATATTACATATCAAGATGGAAAGAATTTTAGTTATGATTTATTATTCTTTTTAAATGATACTTATCCATGCGACGGTGTTAAAAATTTAATAATTGAAAAGCTTACAATTCATTCATCTGTTTTAGCACAAGATGTTATGGAACATTTCACATCAAGACGTCATTACACTGCATACTTATTATCAGTAATAGATTGGATGAACGAGCATGCAACTGACTCAAATAATTATGCTACAGACAAAAAAGAATTTTTTAAAGAAGTATATGTAAATGCTGCTAATACTGGTAACTATACATTAGCATTTTATAAATTAGAAGAACTTTGGAATAAAGTAAAAGACGATCCAGCATTTATTGCTGCTCATGATGCTAAAGTTGCTGAATCTAGTAGTGGTTGGGAATATAATGATTTATATACAGAAATTAATAATGTATTCCCTATTGTTAAAATGGTATTACAAGGTGATTATAATATAGAAACATTGTCTGAAGATTTAAGACTAATTAATACTGATGTACAATTTTTCAGTAAAAGACAAAACAGAATACCATATTTAATTCACAAATATCCACTATAAAATAAGGTAATATTATGATTGAACAAAGTGTGAATCAAAAGAAAAAATACCAAGATAAAAAAGCATACGCTCTTCCATTAGCTCCACAAGATCTAGTTGATATATACAAGCAAAAAGAAAATGATAAAGAGTTTGTCTTGTGGGTAGACTATACAAAATCTAGAGAAAAGCTAACTGCTAAAAATATATTAATTTATCTTTCAAACACTAATTTCAAATGCCATTTTTCTGAAATAGATGAAGATTTAATTATTGAATATATTAAATCTGATTTTATGGTAGATTGTAGTTTACTTGCAAGATTTACTACTATGTGTATTAAAACCAGATTACAATATGAATTTAATATTGGTGAAGAAGAATTAACATTTTTAATGCCAAAAGATAAAATAATCGAAATAGTAGAAAATAATCTGGAGTTAATTGATGAATTATGTAATACATTATCCCAACTCATTGCTTTTGTATTGCACAAATTTTATAATGAGTTACCGGATGATATTAAAGAAAAAGAAGTAAATATTAAACCTATTATTGAAGAAATAGAAATTATTGATAAACCTGTTTCATGCGGTGTTAATGTTCTTAGAATAGTAACAGATGCTTGGGATGCTTTTTTACTTATTACATCTCGTTTCGGTTTTACTAAATATTTTAATAAACAAATTTATAATGATAAACCTACTTACTTTGGATCGGATTTATATTACGTACTAGTACATACAAGAATAGTAGAAAATATATTAAAAATGATGCCACCAGGTACGGTAGTGGTCTCGGCTGATGATAGTCCATCTGAATAATACAAACGCCGGATATTATAATTACGACGAAAGTAAAAGTCCAATTAATAAAGATTTTTTAAGGACTGAAGTCAATTTAGATATACTTCATGGGTGCAATCAAATGTGTCCAGGATGTTTTATTCCTAGAAAAAATCTTACTGGTTTAGATAACTTAACACAACTCTATAATCTACTTAAAGACGGTAGTTATTATCCTGATGAAATTATTGTAGGTCCTACAGATATATTTGACTCTCAAAACTTTTATGATATTATAAAACATCCTTCAATGAAGTCTCTTTATGAAATTTCTGCAATAGGATATCTTACAACAATAAATCAACCAATAGAAATGGTAAAAGAAAAACATAAAATGTTATGGGATTTATATGATAATATAGATAGAATACCAGATATTGATTTTAAAATTGTATTAGATATTGATAAGTATTTAGATAATGAACTTGATGAATGGTATAAAAAATTAGAATTATTTAAAAAAGGTTCTGTGCAGTTTAGAGTAAATTATAGTAAAGATGTTTTTAAAAGAATATCATATAACGATTTATGTCAAAAAGTATATGATGATTTTAATGCACCTATCGTAATAACTCCTTCATTTTTAACTGATACAAATAGTAGAGGTAAAGTAAACGAGTATTTAAAAAGTTTTCGTGAAGAATTAATTAATCAAAAGATAGACAAAAAATGGTTAAACTTATATACATTTTTTCATGTTAATTTTAATGGATTTGGATGTCAAAATTATAGTTTCTATAATGGAAAATTATATGTAAATCCTTTTTTATATGATGCTATTATACAAAGAGATGATTTCTTTATATCAAATATAGATGATAATTTATTAGATAAAAATTTAAATTATGCAAATAAAGTAGAATGTAGTAATTGTGAATATATAATGTATTGTGCAGAACGAAATGTTCATATGTATATGGAATCAAGAAACTTAGAAACATGTGTAGCTCTTAAAGAATATATGTATGCCGATAATTAAAAACAATTTATACTACGAATTAACTACAGAAACTCAAACTAAACCAGTGTCTGCAGTAAAAATTCAACTTGATATATTAGATGGATGTCACCATAAATGTCCAGGATGTTTTGTGCATAGACGTGGTAATTCTAGTGATGAATCTCAATTAAAATCTGCATGCGACTTTGTAAGAGAAATAACAGATAAAGGAATATTAGTAGATGAAATGCTAATTGGTCCTACAGACTTTTTGGCATCAGAAAACTTTTATGAAGTTATGCCAAGTCTTATTGATTTAATTAATGAGAACTCTCCTATTCTCGCATTCGTATCTACTTTAATTGATGGTGATCTTGAAAAATGGGTGAAGTGGTTAGATAATATTAACTTAGATACTGAAATAGAAATAGGTGTCGCAATTAATCCACATAAATTTCTTGAAGTTGATTATATACAAAATATTAAGAATAAATTAAAATATATTGATGAAAATATTAAACACGAAGTTACATTTACATTTGTCGTAAATATAAATGATTATGATTTAAATTATCATTCATTACATGATTTTGCAATTAAAGAATTTAAAACAACGATTGACTTTATACCATCGGTTTCTAGATCTCATAAATCAAGTATTATATTAAAAACACTAGATTCTTTTAATGATTATTTTAATAAGTTAATTAAAGGTTCTACACTTAATAATATTATGGTCGATCATTCGCATGCAGGAATGAACTATACTGTATTAAATTATAAAAAAGGTGAGTGGTATATATCTCCATTCATGTATGAAAACATGGCAATATATGATTCTATATTTAAAATTAATTCTTTTGATGATGTTGTAAATATAAATGAATCACAAATACAAAGAGCAAAAAATACTGAATGCGAAAATTGTCCTTTGTTTTTTAGTTGTTATCATAGAAAAATTATATTATTAAGAGATTACTTAGGTGTTGATAGATGTATTGCACCCAAAGAAAACATGATAAATAATATTCATAACTATAATGAAGCCGCTCAAGTCATGTATGATTGGGATGGTTATTCTGTAGAAAAAGATAAAAAAGGATATCGTAAAAAGTTTTTAATAACAAAAGACGGTGATAAAAGATTAAAGGAATTAAAAAATATATCATATGTTAAATGATAGCTGGGAAAAAATAGTTAAACATGGTGGCCAAGGTGAAGAGTTTACATCAGTAAGTTCTATGGGTCAATATAAAATTCAAGTTATTTTAGAATTACTTGAAGGTTGTTCTTATAATTGTCCAGGATGTTTTGTAAAAAGAAAAGGTAATTGGAATCCTCAGTCTATTGATATATTTTATAATTTAGCAAAAGAATTAAAAGATAATAATCATATTGTATTAGATGATATTGTTATTGGACCTACAGATTTTTATGGTGCACAAAACCTTACTGATATTATTAATAATGAAAAATTGGTACAAGCAATTTCATGGATGCCAGAAGATAATAGAAATGTACAACATAATTGTTCTATAGATGGATCACTTAATGAAAAAGATATTCAAGGTAAACTAAAACTAATAGAAGAATCTTTACTTGGAAAAACAGTAAAAGCTTGGGATGTACAAATAGCATTAGATCTTAATAAAGTATTAGATGACAAAGATTATAGAAAAGCTTTAGATGAAAGAGTAGAAACATTTGCAAATAGTAATTTAGAATTTGAAATTTCTATGGCAACTAATATCGTCGATAATATATCTGTAGAAAGAATATATGAAGCAAATAATTATATACGTAACAAATATTCTACTGTAATAGAAATATTACCATCTGTAGTAAGATCGTTTGATAATGGAAATAAACATGGTAATAAATTGTTTGAATGGAATGATTTATTAAATGATATTGCTAAAGATGTAGACTATTTTAAAAATAATATTCATTTTTTACAAGGTGATTTATCGCACAAAGCATTTCATTATTCAGTAATAGGTATTCATAATGGTAATGTTTATATGTCTCCATTTATATACGAAAATGCAGCAATATATAATGATGATTTTAAAATAGAAATTAATAATTCAATTCATAAATCTATACTTAACTATAAAAATTATGTAGTTAATGAACAAATAGAAAACAGTCATAACAAAGAATGTATTACTTGCAAATATTTAAATATATGTAGTAATAGATTAATACCTAAAGTTATGGATAATATATTTAATAACAGAAAAGAATGTATATTAAATAAACAAGTGATTGAACTTTTTGATAATGAGTATTATAATGCCAATAGTTACTGATAATTTAAAACACGCACAAGCAGATAAAGAATTTAACTTATCCTTTGATAAAGGACATGAAATTAAAGTGCAATTTAATTGTGAAGTATTATCTGGTTGTGAATTTAAATGTAAAGGTTGTTTTGTTAATAAAGTAGGATCTAATATGGGATCTTATGATAGATTAAACAAAGCAATTGATTTATTTAATGATAATGGATTTAGAGTTTCAACAATTAATATAGGTCCTACTGATTTATTTGGTAATAATAATATTGTTTCATTACTAAAAGATGAAACGTTTAGAGAATGTTTAAGTAAAGTTACCACTATTCAATTTGTTACTACATTAGAAAAAGTAGATGATGAAGTCATAGACTTATTAAATAGTATTCCAAAGAAAGATGGATTTATGTATGATGCAAATATTGCATTACAATTACCTGTTGATTGGGATAAAATTGAAAGTAAACTAAATCTACTTAATAAATTTAAAGATGATTTAAATTATTATATGGTTTATAATATGGGTAATGATGACGAATATAATAGCCAAGTACTTGAAATGGCTAAGTTAGTAAAAGAACGATTTAATTCATTACTTACACTAAACCCTTCTTTCTTTAGATCTCCTAAATCAAAATTACAAAAGCATTTAATTAATAAATGGAAGCAATATGATTTTAGCGATGATTTATATCCTAAAACAATTATCGATCAAGCTCAAGGTGGATCATTAGAACTTAACTATACTTATTGTAATGAAAGATTTTTTTGGACTCCATTCATTTATGATATTGCATTAATAGGAACATCTGAATTTGAAGTAAAAAATGAAAGCGATATTAATTCTTGGACTGAAATTAAAACAGATCAATTTATGGAGCAATTAGTTTACGCTCAAGAAACAAAAAACTGTGGTAATTGCCATAATCAAATGACTTGTATAGACAAAGGTGTATTATCTTATATGAAACATCATTCAATCACTTCGTGCGTGTTTCCCGGCGTAGTATCTTCCTAAGAAAGTACTTGGGTAATTATTTTGAAAACCATCCCACTCTGTTTTTGGAATTAGATAATGTTCTAATTCAACCTTTTTATCAGTCATAGGATAGATAGACATTATAGGAGTTCCATATTTTAATTGTACAGTGTATTCTTCTTCTTTAATAGGAAATACAAGGAACACATTAAGAGTATGCTGATCTTTAAAATTAGCAATACCGGGTGATATTAATATATCATGTTTACGAAGATCTTCTGAGTAATGTATTTCTTTTAACATAAACTCTGTTCTATCAGATCCTTCTATAGCCCACGGACCATATAGCTTAAATACTGTTCTACCAGGATAAAGTTCTTTTCCATATTGATAATCTTCATGCACACCACCACCAATTCTGTTAAAACTTTCGATGGGCTCTGCAAGTTTTACTTTACCGTCTGGTTTTATATTAAATATAACATCAGACCATAATTTGAGTGTAATAGGTTTACGAATATAATCTGCAACTCCTGGACAAGTCTTGATTGTTGGTACTGGAATATTTACTCCAGATCTAATATCAAACTTATGAGCAAAGTTTTTAATTTTTTTCCACCAACTTGGAGGTTTAGTTTTGTATTCTAATTTTTGTAATTCAAATACACTCTTATCGTGTGTGTAACATTTCAACTTCACTTTTCTTCTCCATATAATTAAACCACATACGCATTACACAATCTGGTAAATCGCGTTCTCGGTTTTTCCAATCCCATTGTGTATAACATCTAAATCCACATTTATTCCACCATTTACATGATAAACAACCGTGCTCATCCATATAAGCTTGCATCATAGAAGCATTATCTTTTCTATTTAAAGGTGTATTAAAATCTTCTTTTGTATATCTATTCCATCTACAATTTGATGTAGAATTATCTGGAAATATTGTTACTTTATTTAAAGCCATGCAATGCATGTGATTGCTACTTTTTTCTATCAAATCTTTCATAGGATTTATATCAGGATATTTCCTATAAACAAATTTTAAAAATGCTAGGTACATACTATCAGATGGAATTAAATAATCAAAACCTTTATCTGGTATGTAATCATCAAAATAAAAATTATCAAACTTATTATAAAGATAATGAAAATATTCATCATCGTCAGCCATAAATTTTTTTATTGATGGAACTGTTGCAACCATATTAATTGATATAATATAATCTGCAAAATATTCTATATTATCTTGGTATGGTCCTTTTTGTGGTCGTCCATCAAAGTCATAAGAACAAATAATATATGAAGGAATATTTGCTGCATTTAAATCATCTAATAATTTTTTAACTAAATCTTTTTTACTAAATTGAAATGATGTTACCCAAACAACTTTTATTTTGTGATTATACTTATCATATAATTTTTTAATCTCAATAAGCAAATCATAATAAACATCGTATGCCCAGTCAGATATTCTATCTTGAAAAAGTTCTCCTCCCACCATGTTAATTTGGCAAGTTTCAACTCTTCCTTCCATTTTAATTAAATGTTCTTCTACTAATGGTATCTTAGAAAATATTTCTTCTCTAGATAATCCTACTGTAGATTTTTTATCGTGATGACAAAAAGCGCAATTTAAATGACAGTTCTCAAATAAAGTTAATTCTATCTCACCTAATTCTGGTCTCTTAGGTTCTAATAAAACTTTTATTGGTTCACTTTGTTCGTAATCCATATAACATTTCTTCTTTATAATATTCGTAAATGTCCGGAACCATTCCGTCATTTCGATCAAATTCACCTATTTGTCTAAGTATTGCATCGTATGTGCCTTCATCTTCAGAGTATGGTACAAAATACGGATCATTATTAAATAATAATTCTGGATCATCTAATACTTCGTAAAAATCTTCTCCATAATCTTCTGATAACCATGTTGCATAACAAATTGCAACCACATATGATTTAGCCGGATAAATCCATTCATCTACTTCTTCGTAAAAATGCATTACCGCGTCGTCTACTATATCATCTGATACAGTAATATCAACGTCATTTAAATCATCTTTAAATTCTGTATTAGCGAGATGATACGCTGCTTGTCTAGCTTTCCAATCTTTCATACGTAATATTTACACTTATTCGTGGTGTATCTCCTGTATAATTTTCTACCCTATGAAACCAAGTTATAGGAAAAGTTATTACCTTTCCTTTTTCGAATTCAAATGAACTAATGTTAGCATTATCATCCATAACTTTAAGTTGTCCACCTTGATTACTTTCTCCATCTATCCAAATAATTAAAGCATGTGTTCCTGGCATAACATTTTGATTACCGCCAGCGCCTTTTTCATTATGCCAATCAAAAGTATTTAGATACCCTTTATATATTGTTTTATTTAACCAACTATTTAATATTTTTAATTTAAATCCTAAAGTTTTTTCTAATATTTCTTGTATAAATTCTGTTCCATTAACAATATCTAAAGGACCATCAACATTGTTATCTTTAAGATTTTTTAGATCATTAAATATTGGATAAGAAATATCTATATCTTTAATTATAAGATTATTATATTTTAAAATAACGTTATTAATCTTATCATTATACCAATCTAATAATCCTTTATAACCATTACATCCATTATCTAAATCTTTTACATATCTATAATGTTCTGTTAAACAGTTACCATAATATACACAGCTTTTACATATATCAGATGTATTTTTATCTGGTTCTTGTTCAGCCCATTTTTTATATTCTTTATATGTATCTAATTCTAAAAAATATTCATTATCATTTTTATCAAATTCTAATACCGCATATTTTCCATTTGGAGTAATATAAACATGATCATTAGAAAAAGCATTATATCTTGCATCTAAAGAATTTCTTATATGATTCTCATTTATAAATTGGAATTTTTTTTCAATTGGACTTTCAATCCATTTTTTAACAAACTCTTCAAAATCTTTATGTGTAACATTATGAGCATTTGATTGATTAGTAGAGTAAGGTTTAATTTCAACTGTTTCTATTTTAGAACACATATTAAAAATTGATATCATTTCATCGACATCTTTTTCTAATACTTTTGGTGATGCTAATACTAATATGAATAATGGCTTTTTTGATGCCATTATATTATTTAAAACAAACTGTTCTTTTTCTCTGGCAGAGAAATCATAAGACACTGAAATTTTAATATCGTCATCATAGAAAAAATCAGGTAAAGCACTAAAATTAGTATTAATATTAATAACACCTTGATAATACTTTTTAATAACATTTTTAATTGAATAAAAATATTCTGGTGTTAATAAAGCTATTTCACCACCATATAAATCAATATGTTCAATAGGATCTTCTATATTACTAAGTAATTCATCTAATTTTTCTGGAGTAATTTTCTTTCTATCACTAAGTTGTTCTTTTGTAAGATAACAAAAGTCACATTTAAAATTACAATAGTAAGTAGGATTAATCGATAAATTCATAAGGTATACTTTCGTTAATATATGGTGTTACACTATTTGGATCTAATCCATTAATTTCTAATATTCTAGGTGCAAGAGTTTTCATATGCTTACAATGATCTTCTACAATTCCTTCTCTTTTCATATCTCGTATTGTTTTTTTACAACCATTACATATCTTAAACATAGGACATGTATAGCATGCCATTTTCATTGTTTGAATATGAGGATCGTTTTGTAAAGGTGTTTCAAATCCTCCTTGCATTTCTTTTTCAAAATCAATAGAATAATCTTTATCATCACCAAAAGCACCACAGCTATAATAGTCTCCACCAGGATTCATTGCTCTTATTCCAATATCGCATTCTCTTAATTGTGGACAAGTAGTATTTTCTCCAATAAGACGTTTAGCCATTTGCATAGTATTCCACTCATAATCTACTAAACCCATATCATATATTTTAACATACATCTCATATATTTTACTAAGTCTATATGTAGATCCTTGCACACCACTTGCCATTGCATAATTTAATTTACACGTTACGCCCATCTTCTTTGCGAGCTCTACATTTTTTAATGCATCTTTTTCATTTTCATCTACAATAACAGAAATAAAGTCTGGTCTATAACCACAATATTTAAGCATAGCATCTGAACATTTCCAAAAATCTTCTTCACTAAATTCGGAATAATCACCTTTAAGGCGTCCTCCTCCATATTGAAATGATGTACATATACCTACTCTTTCGTTATTAAATAAGTCTACCCACTTCTCTGGTTTTTTATAAAAAGGCCACAAGTTTGTTGTAAGTGATACTGTTGCGGGTAAATCGTGCTCATCTAAATAATTAATAATCTTCCAATAATATTCTGGTTCTACCATTAAAGGATCACCACCATTTACAATAATAGTATTAGTTTCGGGAAATCTTTCTAAGAATTTAAAAATATAATCATGACTTAATAACCCAGCATTATTCGGATCAATATCTGTTGAAGAACAAAATGTGCATTTAAAATTACAAACTTCGGTTGGTTTAATAATTAAATCCATTCTTTTTCCTTTGCTAATTCTACCATAAGCGATTTAGGTGCAGGGCATACTCCATCCATCCATTTTAATTGATGACAATCAGAATGACATAAATTAAATACAGGACATTCATAACATTTGGGATTTCTTAAATGTATTTCATTATCTATAGCAGTCATTCTTTTTGGACATACTTTTACATCAGGAGCTGGCTCATCTATATGACCATAAAAATCAGTAGGAGCTGAATTAGGACAGCCTGCTATTGTTCCATCTGCGTTTATAGTAAATAATTTTTGTTCACAATCTCTACAAAACGTTCCACTACGTGTTTCGTTATAATCAAATTTATTATATACAGTATTTAAGAAAGTATTTTTTACTTTGTGATGACGAGTTGTTTGATGCATCAACATCCAAAAATTATCCAGTTGTTTATTATGCGGAAATATTTCTAAATTAATTGTAGCATTGCCATTATGAGTTAATCTTTCATATGATAATTCTTCAATACCTAAAGATTCCATATAGTTTGCAATTTTAATTGGCTCCATATTAACAACATCAGTTGATACAGATACAAAACATTTAACTGCAAGACCTTCATCTACTAATTTTTTTACATTATCTTCCCATAATTTAAGTTGTTTATCATTAGTAAATCTTATCTTCGGATCCCAAGATGTTCCTATAAAATCTTGCTTAACAATATCTTTAAAGAAATCTATGTATTCTTGTTTTAACTTATAAACTAAGTTTGTTGTAATGCCTATTGTTAATCTATCATCCCACTGAGATCTTACTATTTTTACAAACTTTTTAAGATCCTCTAATGGAGCAAGCATAGGCTCTCCACCATGAAATTCAAAGTGAACTCTATTATCTCCAGTATCTAATTGGTTACACCAATCTGCAGTCTTTATAGGATCAAAATATATTTTTCTACCTTTAGTACCAGAAGTAAAACAATGATCACAATTTAAATTGCAAGTTTCAGTTGTTTTTACGTATACTACTAAGTGTTTCTGTGTCGCTAATGCCATAAGAAATCATTAATGCCTTTTTACTATTAATTGCTCTATGCTTTGTATTTGCTGGAATGAATAATGATTCACCTGGATTTAATGTAACTCTAGCTCCACGTACTTCCAAATCTTTTTCACCATCTAAACATTCTATTATTACATCAACTGGGTCTTGATGAAGTTTAAAAGTTGGCCCATTATCTTGATTATAAAACACATGCGCCGTTTTGTCAACTATTTTTAATACTTTTTCATATTGTTCTACTTTGATTGTATTTTTTTCAGCAATAAGTATTCCTACCTTTGCAATATATGCATGGTAATCTGTTTGATCTAAGTAATGCTGAAGGCCTTCAATATCAATATAAGATACATCATGATTTTCAAAACACTCATTAGAGTATAGCCATTGTTCAAAGTCTGAGAAATTCATCAATTTTCCATTACAACTTGTTGATAATTATATATATAATTATAATATCATGAAAGGAGTGATCTATCAATGAATTTTTATAATCTGTGGCCAACTAAATTAAGTATTGGTCATTTTCATGTCGAAGGTTTATCAGACTATATTCTTACAAATTATGATCTTAATACACCAGAGAATGGTGAATTAGCTGGTAAAAATTTTTTCGATAATGATTCAAAACCAATTAAAGAATTTAAAAAAGTAGTTTATAATTGTTTTGATGAATATTTACAGAAAACTATAAATAAGTCTATAAGTGATTTTGCAGGTTATCGAACAAACGCTTGGATAACAAAAATGACAAATACGGGAATGAATTTTCATAATCATCGTGGTAATCTTTTATCAGCCGTTTTTTATCCACTTGCTGAAGTAACAGATGCTGGTGGGTCGATTGTTTTTCATGATCCAAGATTTAACGCAAATAGAGGTTATCCACCACCTTTTTATCATTTATTTGAAAAGGAAGAATATATACCAGAAACAGGAGATGTTTTTATTTTCCCGAGTTTCTTGTATCATTCAGTAAATCCTTATTTTTCTGATTATAGAATTTGCATTCCTGTAGATTTACAGTTGTTCACTGAGTAATTCATATAAATAACATAAATGATAAATTCTAATATAGATAAATAAAGAAGTAAATAACTTAAACATGGAGAAGAAAACATGGCTTTTACATATACATATTCTGTTACTAATCTTAAAGTAAAAGATGAAGTAAACAGTGATGGTGTTACATTATCTAATGCTGTCTGCCAAACTTATTGGAAAGTAACTGGTACAGACGAAAACGGTGATTCAGGTGAATTTTCTGGCGCAACACCATTTAGCGCATCAGAAGTATCTGAAGGCGCTTTTGTAGCATTTGAAGATTTACAAGAATCAGATGTTATTGGTTGGATTCAAGCTGTAGTTGATGGCGACGCTGATTATAAAGCACACATTGATGCACAAATTCAAAGACAAATTGACGAAACGGCAACGACAGAGCCAGATACACTTCCTTGGGCTTCAGCACCAGAAGCTGATCCAGCTGAAGTAGACTCTTAAGAATAAGTTATAAATAAAATTAAACAAAGGATTCTGTCGTGAATTATTCGTATCACATCTTAAAACTTGGATTGAGAGATGAAACAAATACAGACGGAGAAGTAAACGAAAATTCTGTAGTAGAAATTCAATGGAAAAAAATTGCTACAGATACTGATGGAATAACTGCTAGTTATGTTGGTAAAACATTAGTAAGTTCCGAATCTACTTCTTCATCTGATTTTGTTGCATTAGCTGATTTAACTAAAGATATAGTTCTTAATTGGGTTATGTCTGATATTAGTGCTAAGCAAGATAAAATAAATAATACATTACAAAATAAAATAGATAAAAAGAAAACAACATTTACTACTCCTAACTGGAATTAGATTAATGTTTATATTATGGAGGTGATATGCATGATATGCATATGGGTGGTTTGGCGACCTATGCCTTAAAAAGAGGCGGAACGTTACACCCAATTATTCTACCTAAAGAAGTATTAGGTAATGAAACTGGAATTATGAACCCATCTATCTTCCAACACAAAGGGAAGATTCTTCTAAATATCCGTCACATTAACTATATACTCTATCATAGTGAAGGAAAGAAATTCCCTCATCAGTGGGGACCGCTTGTATACGTACATCCCGAAAACGACGTAACTCTTACTACACATAATGTAATGTGCGAGTTAGATGATAATATGAACGTCAAAAACGCCCAACGTATTAATATGGCTCTTGATACAGGTAAACCTACTTGGAACTTTGTTGGTTTAGAAGATTGTCGTTTATTTTCTTGGCATGATAAATTATATTTGTGTGGTGTTCGTAGAGATGCATACGATGATAAAGGCAAAGGTCGTATGGAGATGGCAGAAATTGATTTCATTGATGGAGAATGGAGAGAAGTATCTCGTAATCCTATTCCAGCTCCAGGCGATGATAGCTCATATTGTGAAAAAAATTGGATGCCTATTAATGATATGGAAGATCATTTTGTTAAATGGTGTAATCCTATTCAAATTGTAAAATATGATATTGAAGAAGGTACAACAACAGAAACATATAGAGATAAATCTCCAAGAGCGCCATTTCCTAGAGATTTTAGAGGTGGTTCACAAGTCATTAGAATTGGTGACAACCAAAGAATGGCATTTGTCCACGAAACAACTTTATTAAAAGATCCATTCGGTAGAAAAGATGGTGATTATGCTCATCGAATTCTTATTTGGGATGACGATTGGAATTTAATTCATGCAACTAAACCATTTCATTTTATGGGAACTTATTACGATCATGTAACTAATACTGATTATAATATTGAATTTGTTACTGGTATGACAATTAGAAATAATGATATTTTAATTTCATTTGGTTGGCAAGATAATGCTTCATTTATTCTTAAATTACCAATGAAAGTATTTAATGAATTTCTAGTTAATTATGGAGATCATAATGCAATTTAAGAATATGAAATTATTAAATGACGTTGTTCTTGATTATGATAATCCAGATAAAATTTATAAATTAGCACGCGAGTACGATAAGCTAGAACAAGGTGCCGCCGCGGCTGGCTTTTATCTACGTGCTGCTGATATGTCAGAAGGTAAAACATTTGAAGAGAAATGGCTTCAATATAAATGTATGATATTACAAGCTTTCATTTATGAAAGAAATGAAAATAGAAACATAAGTGTTTTAGGTTTTTTAGAAATGGCAATTGAAACTTTACCTGATAGACCTGAAGCATATTATTTTATTTCAGATTTATATGAAAGAAGAAATCAATGGCGTAATAGTTTAGTATATTCTAAAATCGGAATACAATGTTACGAAAATAAAGAAATCGATTCTATTGATAATGATGTAAATTATCCTGGTTTAGAAGCATTAAAATTTTTATATGCAAAAGCTAAATGGAAAACAGACGGTAGAGATGAATCGAAAAATTTATTATTTGATTTAAAATATAAACATAAATTAGATAAAAATTTAGAATTAGAAGTTGATAATTATCTAAATCAAGTAAGATATCCAAGTACTTTACCATTCACTCCAGATTTATTAGAAAGATATAAATTTCCATTTGATGGTATAGAAAATGTAGAGAGTAATTATTCTCGCCATTTCCAAGATATGTTTGTATTATCTGTTACTAATGGTAAAAGAAATGGAACATTTGTAGAGATTGGTTCTGGACATCCTAAACTTTTTAATAATACATTATTACTTGAAAAAGAATTTGGGTGGAAAGGTTTATCAATAGATATATCAGAAAGAATGTGCCATCAACATTCAAGAATGAGATCTACAGGTGTTATGATTGCAGATGCAAATAATTTAGATTATAATGAATTATTTAATTCTCATTGCTTTGAAAATAAAATAGATTTCTTAAGAATTAATGCTGAGCACGCTTCTCTTAATACTTTACAAAAAATGCCATTTAATAAATTTGAATTTGGTATTATACAGTTTCAACATAATAATTGTTGGTGGAATAATAATTTTAGAGAAGAATCTAGAAAGATCTTAAAAGATATTGGATATATATTAATAGTACCAGATGTTGCAGTAGATCATTCATCTAATTATGAAGATTGGTGGATTCATCCTATGTATGTACAAAATGCTCGCACAATGAAAGGTAAAGACGGAATTAATTTTGCTTGGGATTATATGATGGAGAAATTATAAATGAAAGTAGTTTTAGTTACTGGAGGATTTGATCCAATTCACTCTGGTCATATTGCATATTTTAGAGCAGCAAAAAAATTAGGTGATAAACTTGTCGTTGGATTAAATTCAGATGAGTGGTTGGAGCGTAAAAAAGGTAGAGCATTTATGCCTTGGAATGAGCGTCTTGCTATTGTTAATAATTTAGAAATGGTAGATGAAACGTTTACATTTTTAGATGATGATAATACAGCAAAAAACTTTATACTACAAGTAAGAGCTCATTATCCTGACGCTCATTTAATATTTGCAAACGGCGGTGACCGTACATCGGATAATATCCCAGAAATGGATGTAGAAGATAATAATATTACATTTGAATTTGCGGTGGGAGGAGACGATAAAAAGAACTCTTCAAGTTGGATTTTATCAGAATGGGATAAACCAAAGACTCAAAGACACTGGGGATATTATAGAAATTTAGATCAAAATGGTCATTGGAAAGTAAAAGAACTTACTATTGCAAAAGATAAAAATTTATCAGATCAAAGACATTTTAAAAGATCTGAACATTGGCATATCGTTGATGGAGATCTTATGATGAATTTAGAATTCGAAGATGGTCTTAAAACTTCTCAGATCTATCATTCTGGTGATAGTATTGATATTCCTGTTAATACTTGGCATTACGCTGTTAATGTCGGATCTGATCCAGTTAAAGTAATCGAAGTTTGGATGGGATCTGAATTATCAGAAGAAGACATAGAAAGAAGAACACTATGATGGTTTGTAAGGCATAAGCCTATTATACCAAAGATTCTAAACGTTGTCAACCCTTTTTTTATAAATAATTAGAAAATAAATTAATAAAGGAGAAATAAATGGCCTTTCAATTATCTGTCGATGCAAGAAATGCTACTTTGCAAGGTCTTGAAGATGAAATCGGCGAAAATCCAGTACTTACAATTAATACGGGAAGTGTTCCTGCTAATTGTGGCGCAGCTAATACAGGTACTGTTCTTGCTACTATGGTATTACCAAATGATTGGCTCGGCGCTCCAGTTAATGGTCAAATTGCTCTTTCAGGCACTTGGCAAGATTTATCAGCAGATGCTGCTGGTACAGCTGGTTATTTTAGAGTACATGATTCAGGCGCTAACTGTCATATTCAAGGAACTGTTTCAGCAACGGGCGCAGGTGGCGATATGCAATTAGATAATACTAATATTGCGCAAGGACAGCAAATCACAATTACTACATTTACGATTACTGCTGGCGGCGAATAACACAGGTAAATTCTCATGTCAGCAAACGGCTCAGTATCCGCTTCAATAGATTACGGGTTTTTTGGTGGCGGATATATAAGAGTAAAAGGTAGTGTAGATTCTACCTTTTCTTTATCTTCAGATATTACAGGTTATGTACCTATTGTTGGAGAGATTAGTAATCTCAATATACCTTTTACTTTCACTTCTGAAGCTGGTAAAGATCCAATACGCGGATACGCATATGGTGTTATTAATTTTAGTGGAAGCGGTACTGGTAAACTTGGTGATACAATATATGGTGACTTAAATTATCCTTGGATTTATTTTACCGGAAGCGCAACAGGTAAAAACATAACTCACGGTTATTTTGATAATACATTAGAATTTAGTTCTGCTTCAAGAGCTGCACAATTTGAAGATGCAGATACTGCTGGAAGAATTACTTTTAGTTTAAGTTCTATTGCACTAAATTATACTACTCTCACTAAATCAAGAGTTGGCCAAAATTTCTCTAGAGTGATTGATAATACTAATAATACGAGAATCGATAATCCAATAAATGATGTTTTTATTAGATCTGATGGTTCAAATATTGTGACTATTATACAAAAATAAAAAGATAGTACTAATTTTTAATAAATAAAACATAAAGATATTGGAGAAACTAAATGGCGGCTACGTTTTATATAAAGCAAAATGATACTGCGCCTGCCCTAGAAGCTGTTTTAACAGACTCACAAGGTAGAGCACGATCGTTAGCCCAAGCATCTACTGTAAAATTTCATATGTCTACCGAAACTGGTAACAATGTAATTTCTGGTGCAACCGGTACCATTGTAAATGCCGACAAAGGAATTGTATTATATACTTGGCAATCAGGAGATACTTCTGATGATGGTTCTTATAAAGCAGAATTTCAAGTTGAATATAACGATGGAAAAATAGAAACATTCCCAAATTCAAGTTATATCAAAGTTATTATTAAGAGCGAGTTAGCTTAATTAAGGAGCAATTAAATGGCACAGCCAACTACAAGAGATGAATTCAAAGATTACATTCTAAGAAAGATTGGCGCTCCTGTAATCGAAGTTAACGTGTCTGATGAGCAGATAGATGATAGAGTAGAAGAAGCATTATCTTTCTGGAGAGATTATCATTATAATGGTAGTCAATTAGTTTATCTAAAACACGAATTAACAGCAGAAGATATCGAAAACGGATATATTACATTACCTCAAAAACTTCTTGGTATCTCAAAAGTATTTGATCTAAATACTTCTATTTCTACTGGCACAGGTATCTTTAATGTACAATATCAATTTGTACTAAATAATCTTACAGACCTCACAGGATATAGTATTCAAAATTATTGGATGACTATGTCTCATATGGCATTCTTACAAGAGTGGCTTGTAGGACATCCTTTAATACGTTATAATAGACATGTTAATAGGCTCCATATTGATGCAGATAAGGCAGCATTAAGGGAAGGAGGCTTTATTATCATTGAGGCCTATGACGTTATTGATGAAGAGTTTTATGAGGATGTATGGTCAGACAGATGGCTTCAGAACTATGCTTCCGTGCTAGTCCGTGAGCAGTGGGGATTAAATTTAACTAAGTTTACAAATATGCAATTAGTTGGTGGCGTCACGTTTAATGGTGAGCAAATTTTGCAAGAAGCAAGAACAGAACGTCAACAAATGGAAGAAGATGCAATAAGAACATTACAACCATTGACATATAACTTTATTGGATAAAACATGGCAACTAATGCTTACTTCAGAAATTATGACAGTTTCAACGAGCAGAATTTAATTGATGATCTAGTTATTGAATCAATTAAAATGTATGGCCTTGACGTCTTTTTTCTTACAAGGTCTATGGATAACGTTGATAAAATATTCAACGAAGATGATACACCTGTTTACGATGAAATGTTTCAATTTGAAGTATATGTTAAAAATGTTGATGGCTTCGAAGGAGAAGGTGATTTCCTTTCTAAGTTTGGTTTACAAATCAGAGACCAAGTTACATTTACAGTTGCAATAAGAACATTTGAACAGTTCGTAACTCGCAACGACGCTCCAAGAATAAGACCTAATGAAGGTGACATAATTTATATGCCTCTTAATAATAAGATGTTTAAGATTAATTATGTTGAACATGAAAGTGTATTCTATCAAAGTGGTGCTTTACAAGTTTATGACATGCGCTGTGAACTTATGGAATATGCTGGCGAAACATTTGATACAGGCCGTTGGGAAATCGATCATTACTTCGATGATCAAAATCAAACAACAGAATTTGTTGATACATTAGAAGAAGTTGAAGAAGTAGATCCAATTGCTAGAAACTTAACTTACGAACAAGAGGCTGATGGTATTATTGACTTCTCAGAGATTGATCCATTTAGTGAAAACATTGTAATACAGGATTCATAAAATGGCAATTGCAAATTATTTTTATAACTTAACCACAAGAAAGTATGTTGCGCTTTTTGGCTCTATATTTAATCAATTAAAGATTAAAAGAAGAGATAATAGTAATGTAACACAAACAGAAATAATTGTTCCATTATCATATGCGCCATTTCAAAAAGTACTTTCAAGAGTTACTCAAGATCCAGACTTATTAAATAGTAGAACAACTGGAATTAAACTTCCAAGAATGTCATTTGAGATTGCAAGTATTACTTATGATCCAACAAGAAAACTTGCTTCTACTCAAAAAATGAGAAAAGATAGTAAAGCGGAAACTGATAGTTCTCGACATTTTTTATATTCATCTGTTCCATATAATCTTGATTTTAATTTGTACATTATGACAAATTATTCTGAAGATGCAACTCAGTTAATGGAACAAATACTTCCATTTTTTACGCCAGACTGGACAGTAACTGCTAAAATGGTAGAAAATTTAGATCCTGTAGATATTCCTATTATAATGAATAGTGTAACTACAGAAGAGTTGTATGAAGGAAGCTATGAAGAAAGACAAGCAATTCTTTATACATTAACATTTACTGTAAAAGGATATTACTGGGGTCCTGAAAGAAAAAGAAAAATTATTAAGTTTATTGAAGCGGCTGTACATAATAATCCAGAAGATTTAGACTTTACTCATATCTCAAATACAGAGTTATTCCAAATTGAGAATGATAATGATGAGATCGAAGTAGTAGAATTATTCCCAATCATTGAATCTAATACAGATATTCAATGGCCTGATATTGAATTTAATGATGACTGGGTACCAGTTACACCTATGGGTTATACAATCGATACAGGTGCTGCTAATACTGATTATTATTATCAAGAAACATATGAAGATCTGAATCAAGATCTAAATGCTAATACTGCTAATGGTACATTAGATTTACAAATTGGTTATGGATCTCAAGATTTGAACGCTAATACTTAATAAATAATACATTAATACGAAATTTAAATAAGGTATAACAATGGCAAAAATTCTAAAACATAGAAGAGCTGCAAGTGGAGCAATTGGTGCAATTAAAGGAGAAGAAGGTGAATTCTTTATGGATACTACCACTGGTACTATTCATGTTATGGATGGTCAAACTTACGGTGGTCACCAGTTAGCTTTATTTTCAGATATTCCACTAGATATAAATCAATTCACTGATGCTGATGATTTACTCTTAAGAGATAAACCAGTAGAATGGGCTGATGTTATTCATGTACCAACAAATCTAGAAGGTCTTTACCTTAAGAATGAAGTACAAGGAATGATTAATGTTGCTATTACTAATACTTTAGGTCCAGTATCAGATAGCTTAGATACTCTAGATGAATTAGCTCAAGCTATTGGAGACGATCCTCAATTTGTTACTACAATTAATACAAGAGTTGATGAAGTAGAAGCCGCAGCAAACGCAGCTAATATTGCTACTAATGTTAAATTTGATGCAGAAGCAAATACAATTAATATTAGAATTGATGGAGTAGAGAATGACGCTAATACAAGACTTATTGCTCTTGATAATAAAGTAAATACAGAAGTAAATAATTTAGAAACAGTTAAAGCAGATAAATCTTATTTACATCCAATTGCAAACACTGGATCATATAATGATTTGATTCAAGTACCTAATTGGCACCCAATTGCATTATCAGGTTCTTATTTAGACTTAAATAATAAACCAAACTTTGCTACAATTGCATTAACTGGTTCTTATAATAACTTATTAGATTTACCTCCATTTAAATCCGTTGCAACCTCTGGTTCTTATTCAGATTTAATTGATAAGCCAATCGCCAATAATGCGTTAACAGCAAACTTAGATTTAAATACATCAGATATTCTTGGTACTGGTAATATTAATATTACTGGTGATATTACAGTTACTGGAGCTATTACAAGTACAAGTGATTTATCATCTAATGATATTACATCAAATGATATTTCTGCTAATAATATTACAGCAACTGGAGATATGAGCGCAAATGGTGCATTACGCATTGACGGTGGTGCTACTGTTGTTGGAAACATTACAGGTAACGAAATTTATGCGGCTAGTAATTTAACAACTTCAGCAGAGATTTTTGCTTCAGGAAGAATTACAGCATTAGGTGCAGCAACATTCGGTGGTAATACTGCAATAGGCGGAACTCTTTCTGCAGGTGCTACAACAATTACAGGTCCAACAGCAATTACTGGAAGTTTATCAGCAACTGGTGATGGCACAATTGGTGGTAATGCTAGTATTACAGGTAATGCTACTATTACAGGAAATATAACAGCAAATGGAAATATTAATGCTAGTACTGGCGATTTAACAATTATTGATATTACTGCTTCTGGCGATTTGGGAGTTGATAATATTACTGCTTCTGGTGATATGTCAGTCGGAGCAATTACAGCTTTTGACATAACTACTGTATCAACTATTACTGGTCCTACTTTAAATATAACTGCAGATGCAGATGTTGGTGGTGATTTAGGTGTAGTTGGTGATACAGACGTTGGTGGTAATTTAGATGTAGTTGGTAATATTACAGCAAATAATGTTACGCTTGACGGTAACTTAACTGTTAATGGTACAACAACCACAGTAAATACAGAAACAATTAATCTTGCAGATAATATTATTTCAATTAATAGTAATCTTGCTGCAAATACAGCACCTTCACAAGATGGTGGTCTAGAAGTTAATAGAGGATCTTCAGCAAATGTTTCTTTCCTTTGGGATGAATCAAATGATAACTGGACGATTGGAAATAAAACACTTGTTACTGGTAGTATTATTCCAGCAGCAAATGTTGCTTATGATCTAGGTACTTCAGAAAAAGCATTCAAAGATTTATATTTAAGTGGTAACACAATTAATTTAGGTGGAGCTACTATTTCATCTAATAATGGTGCAATTAGTGTACCAAGTATTAATGTTACCGGTTCAATTACAACAACACAACCAAGTTCAATTAATCAAATTATTCCAGATGCAAATACAGATTTTGAAATTGTAACCGCAGAGGAAGGCGAAATTCGTATTACATCTTTGGAAGATGACATTAGAATTAGAGGTAAAGGATTTGTAAGTATTATTGCTGGAGAAGATGATCTTGCTAATGTAGACGTTCTTTCTGATATGACTATTGGAGCTCATACAGTTGACGTAAATGGTTATGCTTGGTTAATGTATCCGCATTTAGATCTTTTTGGAGATACTACATTTAAAGATCAAGCGAATGTTCATTTTGAAACTGGCACAATAGTTACGGTTAATACAGATATTACAAGTACTGGAGATATTACAGCAAATAACTTTATTGGTAATGTAACAGGTGATATCGTAGGTGATATCGCTGGAAATGTTACAGGTACAGTTAGTAGTATTTCAAATCATGATACAGACGCTTTAGCCGAAGGTAATACTAATCTTTATTATACAGATACAAGAGTAAGATCCGTATTATCAAATGATAGTATTGCAAATACACAATATGTTGATAATGCAATATTAACTAAAGATGCACTTAGTGAATTATCAGGAACAACTGATGATATTACAGAAGGTAACACAAATGTATATTATACAGATACAAGAGTAAGATCGGTATTATCAAATGATAGTATTGCAAATACACAATATGTCGATGATGCGGTATCAACTAAAGACTCACTTTCAGAATTATCAGGAACAACTGATGACATTACAGAAGGTAATACTAATTTATTCTTTACAGATACAAGAGTAAGATCAGTTTTATCAAGTGATAGTATTGCAAATACACAATATGTTGATAATGCAATATTAACTAAAGACGCACTTTCAGAATTATCTGGCACATCAGATGATATTACAGAAGGTAATACTAATTTATTCTTTACAAGCGCAGAGCAAACAAAACTAGCAAATATAGAAGCTAATGCAGATGTAACTGATACAGTAAATGTAACGGCAGCTGGTGCATTAATGGAGAGTGAAGTCACTAACCTAGCACAAGTTAAAGCATTTGATTCAGCAGATTATGCAACTGCAGCACAAGGAACATTAGCAGATTCAGCTTTACAAGATATTACTGGAGAATCTGTTGGAGATTTATCTGATGTAACTATTACAAATGCTACAAGTGGTCAAGTACTTAAATACAATGGAAATACTTGGGTTAATGATTCAGACACAGATACCGGAATATCAAATCTCGTAGAAGATACAGCTCCACAACTCGGCTTTAGTTTAGACACTAACGGCTACAACATTAACTTTAAGGACAATAATAGAGCTGTTTTTGGTGGTTCAGGTGACCTGAGTATCTACCATAACGGGCTTAATAGTTTCATTGAAGAAACAGGCACTGGTGATTTATTCATCAGAGCTTATGACAACCTCTTACTTCAATCACCAGATAGTGGTAGCTGTTGGCAGACAATGCTCAAGACTAATGGTCTTGGCACTACGGCATCTGTAGATATTACTTACGGAGGTGCAACCAAGTTATCAACAACCAACACAGGCATTGACGTAACAGGCACGGTGACTGCTGATGGATTAACTCTTGATGGTAACTTAGATACGTCTAATACAACTATTACAGGTGACTTAGATGCATCCAACTCAACCATTACAACTTTAGAATCACAAACTCAAGCGAATGAGTTAGGTCGTATTAACAGTTCTGATCAATGGGTTCCATTTGTATACACAGAGTCAATTTCAAATACATTACAAGATGCTATTCCTCCAACTTTAAATGCTAATAATGATATTGTTAAAACCGTTTATAGTAAATCATTAGATAGATATACAAGTGGTGGTGAATTATTATTAACATTTATTAATAATACTGGAACAAACAAATACTATTGTACTAAGAGAGTACTATTTAGTAGAGATGAAAGTGCTGGCGCAAATGGTGTATTTAATACAACAGAAACTAGCATAGGTGATGCGGCAGAATTAGTTGATAGTATTGAAATTCAAGAAAGAACAGTTAGCTCTGATTTATATTTAGATGTAACAGTTACTTCTCCTAATACTGCAATTGCAGAAGCAGAATTTACTAGAGTTGTAGGAGAAATAAAATATACTAGTGTGCCAATTTTCTTAACGGCATCAGGATATTAAAATTTTGAGGATAATATTATGGCAGATAATGATAAAATTTCTTCAGCCCTTGGTATTCGACCATTGTCTGAAATTGATGAAGAAGAACAAAATTTACCAGTTGTAGAAACGGTAGAAGAAACTCCTCTTGCAATTATTCCAGATGACGACGAAAATGTTCAAGATTTAGAACAAGTCCGTCAAAATATTCAAGGTATTATTGAAAAAGGCGAAGATGCAATCGCAGAAATGCTTGAAATTGCAAAACAGTCTGAGCAGCCAAGAGCATTTGAAGTTGTATCAACATTAATGAAAACAATGTTAGATGCAAACAAAGATTATGCAGATGTTTCTACTAAGAAAAAATTTGCTAAAGAAGAATTAAGCGGTCCAAAACAAGAAACAAATGTTGTAAATAATAACTTAATTTTATCTACTAATGATTTATTGAAAATGATTAAAGATAACAAAAACAACAAAGAGGATAAAGTAATCGATGGGTGATGGTTATCTTGGTAATGTCCACCTTAAAAAGGTAGCAACTGATATTGAATGGACACCAGAACTTCTTCAAGAATATATGAAGTGTTCCGATGATCCTGAATATTTTGCTAAAGAATATATGAAAATCGTTCACGTGGATCGAGGATTAGTTCCGCTTGAATTATACGATTATCAAAAAGAAATTGTCGATAAAATTACTAATCATAGAAGAGTAGCTGTTCTTACTGCTCGTCAATCAGGTAAAACAACAACCGCAGCAGCTGTAATATTACATTATATTTTATTTAATGAACATAAAACAGTGGCCATTCTAGCCAACAAGGGTGACGCATCGAGGGAAGTTTTAGCCAGGATTAAGTTAGCCTATGAAGCGCTTCCAAAGTGGCTCCAGCAAGGAATAGAGGAATGGAACAAGGGTAATATAGCATTAGAAAATGGTTGTCAAGTATTAGCAGGTACAACAACATCATCAGCCATTCGTGGTAAATCTGTTAACTTCCTATATCTAGATGAGGTAGCATTCATTGAAGGATTCGATGAATTTTTTGCTTCAGTTTATCCTACTATTTCTTCTGGTGAAACAACAAAAATGTTAATGACATCTACACCTAATGGTCTAAATCATTTTTGGAAAACATGTAAAGGTGCAGAAGAAGGAACAAACGGTTATCAATTCGTTAAAGTTATGTGGCACGATGTTCCAGGACGAGATGAGAAATGGAAAAAAGAAACTATTGAATCACTCGATCACGATGAAGAGAAGTTTAATCAAGAATACTGTTGTGAATTCCTTGGTTCTTCTGGAACTTTAATTTCAGGTAGTAAATTAAAACAATTATATCCAGAAAAATGTATTGCACAAAGTGAAGGATTTATACAATATGAAAAACCAATACGAGATCATCAATATGTAATTACTGCTGATGTAGCACGTGGAAAAGGCCTAGATTATTCTACCATAAATATAATAGATATAACAGAAATGCCTTATAGACAAGTTGCAATATTTAGAGACAATTTTATTGGACCTATTGACTTTTCTGGCGTATTACATAGAGCTGGTATTCTATATAACACTGCAGGAATTTTAATAGAAATTAATGACATCGGCGGACAAGTTGCTGATGTATTACTATTAGATCATGGTTATGAAAACCTACTTTATACTTCAAATTCAGGAAGAAGTGGAAAAGTATTAACTGGTGGGTTTGGAAAAAATATAGATAATGGTATAAGAACAACAAAATTAGTTAAAGGTACTGGATGTTCAATGCTTAAAATGTTAATTGAACAGGATCAGCTTTTAATAAAAGATTTAGATACAATTGAAGAGTTAAGCCGTTTTTCAAAAAAAGGCAACTCATATGAAGCAGAATCTGGATTTCACGATGATTTAGTAATGAATCTAGTACTGTTTGCATGGATGACTGAGCAGGAATATTTTAAAGATATGACTGACATAAATACATTAATAAAACTAAGAGAAAAAACTGATGAGCAAATTGAAGAAGAAATGTTGCCTTTTGGCTTCGTTGATGACGGTTCACAAGACTGGGATGATGACGGATTAAGATTATAATGGTTGTAATTAATAAGCAAATCGGTAAATTTATAAATAGAAACAGTGATATAATTAAAAACGCGTTTCTAATATTTAATAAAGGAGAAAAACATGGCTTTTTCCGTAAGTCCTTCAGTAATTGTTCGTGAAGTAGACGCAAGCCAATCAGTACCTGCTGTTGCAACACCACCCGCTGCAATTGCTGGAGTATTTAGATGGGGCCCTACAAACGATCCAATTCTTATTACATCGGAAAATGATTTAGTAGATAGATTTGGTAAACCAACCGATGATAACTATGAAACATTTTTCACGGCGGCAGATTATCTGTCATATTCTAATGCTTTGTACGTAGTTCGTGCAGATGATAGCTCCAATACAGCTACTGCAACAAATATTGTTTACGATTCTAATAATAACATTGTTGTTGCTGACACAACATATGGTGGATTTGAAGCTAAATATCCTGGATCTTTAGGTAATTCACTTGAAGTTGCATGGGTTGATTCATCAGGATACTCAACAGAGTGGTTTGATGTTGGTGGTGTAGATGCAAATGCAGTATCAAATACTCAAGCAGAACAAACAGTAGATTTTGGCTCAACATCAGTAAGCTTTGAAACAGCAAACACGGTTCAATTACCAGCTCTTGGTATTGGAGATGTATTAAAGATTGGTAATTCAAGTGTTGGATATCAAGAATTAGTTGTTTCTGCTTATACAGAAACAGAACAAGAAAGAACATATGGTTCAGGTAATACAGCAGTTACTGTAGTAGAATCATACAAATACGATATTTCTTTCTCAAACAAATATACATTAGCTGAAAGTGATTTAAGTAAATTATCAGTATCAAGAAATTGGCAATATGCTTCATCATTTGGTAAAGCGCCAGATGCAGATCATTTACACATTGCTGTAATTGATAAAGGTGGAGAAATTTCTGGAACAGAAGGTCAAATTCTCGAAAAATTTGAAAATGTTTCAACATCCGCTGCAGCAGTTACACCACAAGGTGCATCTAATTACTTTGCTAACGTAGTAGAAAATAGATCAGAGTGGATTAAAAATGCAAATACTGCTCATGTAATTTCTACAGTTACCGACCAAACAGCTTCAACTGTTTATGAAAACTTTGTCGGTGGTGCAGATGCTAGTACTGAAACAACAGCAACATTAAGTACACTTGCATTTGCTTGGGATACACTTAAAAATGGAAATGAAATTGATATTTCTGGTGTATTACAAGGTAAAGGTGATAATGATGGTATTAGAGCAAACTATATTGTAGCAAATATTTGTGATACAAGAAAAGATTGTGTTGCTTATATCTCACCTTCTAAAGAAGCAGTTGTAGATGAACTTAAAACTAACGCTAAGATGGAAAATGCTATTGCATACCGTAATAAGATTCAAAATTCATCTTATTGGTTTATGGATTCAGGTTATAAGTATCGTTATGATAAGTATAATGATGTTTATCGTTACACACCACTAAATGGTGATATGGCGGGTCTTGCTTCAAGAGTTGAATCTTGGGAATCACCTGCTGGATTTAGAAAAGGTGTAATTAAAAATGTTATTAAATTAGCATTTAATCCTGGAAAAGCACAAAGAGATTTACTATACGGCTCAGATATTAATCCAGTTATGTCTCAAGTAGGACAAGGTATTGTACTATTTGGTGATAAAACAGGTCTTGGTACTACAAGCGCATTTGACAGACTTAACGTTCGTAGATTGTTTATTGACGTTGAAAAAGCAATTGCTACTGCAGCTGAAAGTTTCCTATTTGAATTTAACGATGAATTTACACAAAGTCGATTCAGAAATATCGTTGAGCCATTCTTAAGAGATATTCAAGGACGTCGTGGTATTATTGATTTTAGAGTTGTTTCTGACTCTACAGTTAATACTCCAGAAGTTATTGATGCTAATAAGTTTAGAGCAAGTATCTTTATTAAGCCAGCTCGTTCTATTAATGTTATTGAACTTACGTTTGTGGCAACAAGAACCGGTGTTGAATTTGATGAAATCGTAGGTCAGTTAGGTTAATAAATAGAGTAAAGGAGAAAATAAAATGGCATTCAATATTAACCAATTTAAATCAGAGCTACAATATGGTGGTGCTCGTCCTACACTCTTTCAGTGTGAAATTACTAATCCTCCTGGTATAAACTTAGGTAATGGAGTAGAAAAATTTCCATTTATGGCAAGAGCAGCTGGTATTCCAGAATCTCAGGTTGGCCAATATATAGTTCCTTATTTCGGTAGACAAGTAAAATATGCTGGTGACAGAATTTTTGCAGATTGGACAGTAACAATTATCAATGATGAAGATTTCGCTGTTCGTAATTCTATTGAAAAATGGCTAGATTTTATCAATTCGCATGATTCGAATACAAGAGCTCTTCCACAAAACTATAAAACTGATGGTATTATTAAACAATATGCTAAAGGTGGAGATCAACCAATTCGAGTTTATCGCTTTGAAGGTATGTTCCCAATTGCAGCAGACGCTATTCAAATGGGTTGGGATCAAGTCGATCAAATTGAAGAGTTTAATGTTACATTCCAGTATGATTTATGGAGAGTTGAAGGCAACGAATCAGACATAACTACATAATTTTTTTATATAATGAGGTCTTGAAATGAAGATTTTCGGTTTCGAAATAAAGCGTGATGCAGAAGAGACTAACCAAGAAATAGTTTCTTTTGCAGAACCAATAAATGATGATGGTGCTATTACGGTAGGTAATGCGCTGGGTGGATTTTACAGTACTATTCTCGATATGGAAGGTACTGCTAAAACAGAATCCGAGTTAGTAACAAAATATCGTTCTTTAAGTCATCAACCAGAGGTATCACAAGCGGTTGATGAAATTATCAATGAAGCAATAAGCGTTGACAACGACGAGAAAGTTGTTGAGCTTGTTCTAGACGATACAGATTTACCAGATAAAGTAAAAGAAAAACTTGTTGACGAGTTTGAAGATGTATTAAGATTATTTGATTTTTCAAATAAAGCATATGACATGTTTGGTAATTTCTATATTGATGGTAGAATTAACTATCATGTTATTATTGATAATAAGAAATTAAAAGATGGAATCCAAGAATTAAGATATGTAGATCCGCGAAAACTTAAATTAGTTCGTGAGATTGATAAGAAATCTAAAGATCCACATTCAGGAGTTCCAGTTAAAAAAGTAAAAAATGAATACTATATGTATTCAGAAAATGGTTTTGGTGGCGAAAAAGGTACTCAACAAAGTGGTACAATGGGTTATAAGATTGCAAAAGATTCAATTGCAAGAATTACATCAGGATTATTAAATGAAAATAATTCTTTAGTTCTTTCTTATTTACATCCTTCGATTAAACCAATGAACCAATTAAGGATGCTCGAAGATGCAACAATCATCTATACTTTAACAAGAGCTCCAGAACGTAGAATTTTCTATATTGATGTTGGTAATCTTCCTAAATCAAAGGCAGAACAATATCTAAGAGATATGATGACTCGTCATAAAAATAAGCTTCAGTATAATTCATCAACTGGTGAAATTACAGATGCTCGTAAGATGATGACAATGACTGAAGATTTTTGGTTCCCACGTCGTGGTGGCGAAAGATCTACTGAAGTTGATACATTACCAGGTGGTGCTTCATCTGCATTAACAACAGATGAAAACATGCAATACTTCCAAAGAAAATTGTATAAAGCGCTTAAAGTTCCTTTATCAAGATTGGAACCAGAAACCATGTATTCCTTTGGTAGGGTCTCTGAAATCACTCGAGATGAGCTTAAATTCACTAAGTTTGTAAAGCGCTTAAGATCACGTTTTTCTGATCTGTTTACCCAAGTTTTGGAGAAACAGTTAGTATTAAAAGGTATAATGCTACCAGAAGAATTTGCTGAGATTAAAAATGTAATCCGTTATGATTTCATTCAAGATAATTACTTTAATGAGTTAAAAGAAGCAGAAATTACACGTGAAAGATTAACAACACTTAGAGAAGTCGAAGAACATGTTGGTACATATTATTCAAGAGATTGGGTACGTAAAAATGTATTAGGTATGTCTGAAGACGAAATTAAGGAAATGGAAAAAGAAATTGACAAAGAAAAGAAAGCTGAGGCAGAAGCTGAAATGGAAGCAGAACCTCAACAAGGATATGATCCTAATCAGGAATTCCAACCTGATCAAGAAGAATCAAATTCGAATACCATAAATGGATAAATATAACAAAAATTAAACAAATTACGGAGCTCAACATGAAATCCTTTAATAAATTTTTATCAGAAATTTCTCATCAGGCTAGAAGTCCAGAGGAGCAAAGATTTAAAGATACTCACCAAGTACAAAAAATCGATCATCCTGCTGCTGAAGAAAGCCAATTCACTGGAGAAATTAAAGGTAATCCATCAGTAAAAAATAGAGGAGATCAAAAGGGTGAAAAAGCTAATGATTCTTATGATCCTCAACATCAAGGTCAAGCTGATGATTCTTCATTTCTTGAGTCTGCTGAAGAAGCTGATGAAGACCAACTTCACGAATTATCAAAAGATTCATTAAGTAAATATGCAGTTAAAGCAACTGCGGCTAAAGCAGCATCTAAGATGCAACTTGATAAGAAAAAGAAATCATCTGATTTAGCACATCAAGGTAAAAGACCTACATCTGTTCCAGGTAAAAAAGGTGTAACATTAGATAAAAGTCTTCAATACGATAAAACAATTAGAAAATCTCAAAAAACTCTTGCTAAAAGAGAAAAAGGTTTACAAAGAGCTGGTGAAAGACTTCTTAAAAAAGAAGAAGTTGAAACTCTAGATGAATTAAAAGCAAGAACTATTGGTTCATACATTCGTAAAGCAACAGATAATCTTTCTAGACAGAAAAGTAGTTTAGCGTCTGTTGAGAAACGGAATGCTGACTCTATGGAATATAGAGGTAAAGTTGGTGCTGGTATGAAGTCTATGGAAAAAATCCATAGAGACAATATCAAGAAAAGAGAAAAAGGACTTGATCGAGCTGATAAAGCATTAGCTAAGAAAGAAGAATTTGAAACTCTAGATGAATTAGATACGCAAGTAATGATTGAGGGTTTAGAATTAGCTTTAGATGAAGTAACACAAGCTGCTTCTAGAAGAGCTGTTAATGTTACCGGTCCTGATGGAAAAACTAGAACTGTTTATAAAAAATCTAGAGCAGTTTCACATGATGAATATGGTAATGAAAAAATTAAAACTGAAGAATCAGTTGAAGAAACAGGTGAAATCATAGAAGAAAACTTCAAACAAGGTATTTTAAAATTAAAAGATAGATCTTCTGTTATATTAAAGAAAGAAGATGCAGATATTTTAAATAAACTATTTAAAGATATTTCAAAAGCAGGTTCAAAAAAAATGTCTGAAACTGTAATGAAGAATAAAAAAGGATTTCAAGAAATCTTAAATTTTGCTAAGGAAGCAGAAAAATAATGGCTTGGGTAACGGTTCCTGGATCAAACAATATATGGGAATACGATAATGCTGCAACTGCAGCGGGATCAGATACATATGATGATGCAAATGGAACGGTAACTGCTGGTGTTAGATCATTTACTCCAAATGGCGGAAATACACAATATACTTATATTAGATGTAGAAAAGCTGGAGAAACTATAGTTCGAGGTGAGTTAAATAAAAACTATTATGATGCTAAAATACCATAATAAATATAAAAATATATAAATATAACTAGAGAAATTATAAAGGGTAGAAAATTATGAAACTAATTACAGAAGTTTATACAGAAGACGCATCTGTTACTACCGAATTAAATGAAGAGACTGGTAAAAAGTCTTATTTCATCGAAGGAATCTTTATGCAAGGCGATATTAAAAATCGCAATGGCAGAATTTATCCTTCTGAAATTCTTGAAAACGAAATGAATAGATACAATAATGATTTTGTATCGACTAAAAGAGCGTTAGGCGAACTAGGACATCCTGATGGACCAACAATTAATGGTGACAGAGTATCTCATCTTATTACTGAGATGAAGCGCGATGGATCTAATTTTATTGGTAAGGCAAAGGTTCTAAGTACTCCAATGGGTGAAATTGTTAAAACTTTCATTGATGAAGGAATTAACATTGGTGTTTCAACTCGTGGTTTAGGATCAGTAAAACCTACTAAAGAAGGCATCATGGAAGTACAAAATGATTTCCATCTTTCAACTGTTGATATTGTAACTGATCCATCTGGACCAAATTGCTTTGTTAACGGTATTATGGAAAATACTGAATATTACTATGATATTGCATCAGGTAATTGGATTGCTCAAGAAGCAATCGAAGAAATGGTGAAAGAAGTGAAGAAGGAATACAAAACAATAACTCGTAAGATCGACGAAAGTACGGCTGCGCGAATGTTTGAAACTTTCATGAACACACTTAGAAATAATTGAAGTTATAAATAATACTCAAGTAGTAAAACACATTCTTATAAGAAGGAGTAAAACATATGTCAAATGAACTAGACGAAAAGTTTGTTGCTGACCATTCGGGTGGAGACGTAGTTAAGCCAGCGGAAGCTGCTGAGCCCACTACTGCAGCCGGCGGCGCAATCAAAAAGAAAAAGGCAGACGTTAAAAAGTCTGTAGACCCTACAGCGGATAAAGTTCCAGCAACTGTTTCTGGCCAAGCAGATGGTGGTTCTCCTATGAAAGAAGATTCAGAGGTTGAAGCTGAGGATCACGTAGAAGAAATTATAGAAATTGATTCATCAATTGAACAAATGTTCGAAGGTATGGATCTTTCAGAAGAATTCAAAGATAAGGTATCTCTTGTTTTTGAAGCTGCTGTTAACGAAGCTGCTACTAAGAAAGCAGAATCTGCTATTACTGAGAAAGTAGAAGCAATGGAAACAGAAATGAAAGAATCTTTAGATACCGCAATTGATGGCATCGTAGAGAATCTTGATTCTTACCTGGACTATGTAGTCGAGGAGTGGATGAAGGAGAACGAACTTGCAATCGAAACTGGTGTTAAGGTTGAGATGGCAGAGTCGTTAATGTCTGGTCTTAAGGATCTATTCGAAGAGCACAACATCGACGTTAGTGAGGAAACAATCGACGTAGTTGGTGAGCTTGAGTCTGAATTAGAACAACTTAAGGTTACTGCAAATGAAGGTATTACTGAAAATGTAGAACTTCAAAAGCAAATTGCTGAGCTGAAAGCTGAGAAAGTATTCGATGAAATGACTGAAGATCTTACTATCACACAGAAAGAAAGATTGAAAGTACTTTCAGAGAAGTTGGATTTCTCTAACGCAGATGAGTACAAAGCAGATTTAGAAACTTTAAAAGAATCATTCTTTAAGAAAGATGCTAAAGTAACTGAAGCTGCAGACGCGGATAGCGAAGAAGAAATTATTACTGAAGAATCTGCTCAGGTTAAAAAGCCAGCATCAGATCATTATTCAATTAATGCTCTTGTTGAGGCTCTAGACGCAAGACGCAGTGCAGAAATGAAATAATTATTATTATAAATAGATCTAGAAACTTTAAATTACAAGGAGATAGAAAAAAATGACACAGTCGAACTATCAAGCACTTGTGGAAAAGTGGGGCCCAATCCTTGAGCACGAATCTTTTTCACCTATTAAGGATCAGCACAAACGTGCTGTGACAGCAACAATCCTTGAGAACACCGAGAAGGCACTTGCCGAATCTGGTGATACTCAAGTTAACATGAGCTCTCTTTTAACAGAGTCTCCAACTAACGACGTAGGTTCAGATGGTGGATTTACTGCAGGCGCTACTGCAGCTGGTCCAGGTGCTGGTTACGATCCAGTACTTATTTCTCTAGTACGTCGTGCTATGCCAAATCTAATTGCATACGATATCGCGGGTGTCCAGCCAATGACTGGTCCTACTGGCCTTATTTTTGCAATGCGTTCACGTTACACTAACCAAGCTGGCGGCGAAGCTTTCTATAACGAAGCAGACACCGACTTCTCAGGTACTGGTACACAAGCTGGTAACCTTGGTCAAGCTAATACTGATGCAATCACTACTGGTACTGGTATGTCTACAGCAGATGCTGAAGATTTAGGTGATGGTGGTACATTTGCTGAAATGGCTTTCACTATTGAGAAAGTTACTGTATCAGCTAAATCAAGAGCTCTTAAAGCTGAGTACACTACTGAGCTAGCTCAGGATCTTAAAGCGGTTCACGGCTTGGATGCTGAGACTGAATTATCAAATATTCTTCAGTCTGAAATCCTAGTTGAGATTAACCGTGAATTAGTAAGAACTATCTACACTAATGCTGTAGTTGGTGCTGCTGATACTGCTACTGCAGGTACATTTGATCTTGACGTTGATGCAAACGGTAGATGGTCAGTTGAGAAGTTCAAGGGACTTATGTTCCAAATTGAACAAGAAGCTAACGCGATCGCTAAAGCTACTCGTAGAGGAAAGGGTAACATCGTCTTGTGTTCATCAGACGTTGCTTCAGCTCTACAAATGGCTGGTGTATTGGATTACACTCCTGCTCTTAACAGCAACAACCTAGAAGTTGATGATACTGGTAATACTTTTGCTGGTGTTCTTAACGGTCGTTACAGAGTGTACATCGATCCATATGCTGGTGCAAACTATCTAGTAGTTGGTTATAAGGGTTCATCTGCTTTTGATGCAGGTCTATTCTATTGCCCATACGTTCCATTACAAATGGTTAGAGCAGTTGGTGAGAATAGTTTCCAGCCGAAAATTGGTTTCAAAACTCGTTACGGTATGGTTTCTAATCCATTCGCTCAAGGCGCTACTCAAGGTCTTGGTGCTCTTACTGATGATACTAACGTATACTACAGAAGAGTTAAGGTATCTAACTTATTCTAA